TATTAATTGATGCCCAAAAATACAAAATGTTATTTACTTCTTGCCGAATAACCGGGAAAAAAACTACTTTTCCTTCCATATTTCATTATCAGTCACTTACGAAGAAGTGTTATTCATTTATGTACTTTTCAGCGTTATTTGAACACAACAAAGATAGATAAATATCCGATGTTATCACAGAATTTGTAGAATAAATAGAGTTAACCGATTACAATAATATTACAGACCTTTTGGATATTTGAAATCTTACCAGCCGTGGAAAGTTGGGGAGCGTGTGGTTTAAAACACTTTCCTGATAAAATTTCACCCCATACCCCTATTGTTGAGACGGACGGCAGATAAACCGATAATAAAGCAACAAAAAAGCCAGCTAACATTACGCTAGCTGGCAACTGACATCAATAACTAAAGATTCCCGTTTATCCTATTCTATTTAACTGTTCCATAAAATTATGTTTCTGTGCTTCTCTCATAATACTGTCTACCACCTCTCTATTTACACTCTTTAACTTTTCAAGGAGTTCTGTATATTGAATCCCTAAATTATTCTTATTCGCAATCCAATCAATGAAGAAACCTTTTGCCAGAAAACGATAGGTAAACCCAGCATCTAATCCAGCTTTAATTATCTTCTCTGCTCTTTCAACCATTTTTTCAGGCTCATTACCTACATACTTTGTAAGAGTGCTTTCTCCATATTTACACGTACCTGCCAGTACCGATTCTTTTATGTCAGCAGAATAAATCAGATACTTACTAAGCGTTGTCAGTTTGAATCCACCATTCGGTAACATATCATCTGCTTCACCTTTCTTTGTTCTTTGGTGTTGTATATCCATATACTTAACGATAAAACCTAAGATAGCATTATCAGGATACGCTGCACAAGCCTGTTTAGCAAAATCTCCTTTATTCCACTTTACTGACGTATTGTTCATTTCTGATATCATAATCCGTATATCCTCATCTTTAACCAATGGATACATAGCCTTTATCTGTGCAGGAGCTTTAGGCGTAAATTCTTCTGGCTTATCTTCCTTTCTGCTTCCGTTCTTTTGCCATTTCTTCATTGCATTTTCATAATTCTTCTTAGCCTTTGCATCTTTTTCTCGAAGCTCCATTATAGCCCTATACCTGTGCTGACCTTCAATAATAACCAAATAATCATTAGCTTTAGAAGAATCTATTGGAAAACCAGATACAGGGTCTTTCAAAGTTAACCCCTCCTTTACCACATCTTCACCATCAACCACAACAAGCGGAAAATACTGTGTATGTTCTCCAATAGACTTCATTTTGTCATTCAAGTTAGCCTTGTTGATGTCCCGATTAATACCACCAGCAATAAAAGCAACTTTCTTTCCTTCGTTCAATTCTCTTGATTCCAGAGTAAAGATTTCATTCTTACATTCTTTTGTAGTCATAACACCTTTGCAGTTTTTAGACTGGTGCGCTCCAGCTTTAATCAATTTTATACTACAAAGATTGCCCTTTTCTTGAGAAGCTAACGGGAATAAAAAAACACTGCTTTCTTATTCCCCTACTTCACAAGCTGTAGAATGAAGTATTTAGAGAATAAGAAAGCAGAAATAAACAATAAAATAAGTCTCAATCAATAATAAAATGCGTTCAAACTCCTTATGTCCTTGTCTTTATATTGTTTCAACAAAGACTTCAAGTAGTCATTATCAACCAACACACTTTCGTTGCTCACGATGCCAGTGAAGTATAGTAGATGAGAAATCAGCGTCTTTTCCTTGTCAGACATATTAGCTCCCTTCTTTCTCTTTTCTTTTACCTGTTCTTGATAATTCAAGGCAGTGATAATCATTTGTGAAAAATAATAAGCGAATACGGAGAATGATTCAGTATGTGGATTACTCAAATCAACGTTACCAGTATTCATTTGGTCTGAATTTACTGTTTCCAATCCGTCTGCACAAAACTTTGCTATACTAGCAATAGCCGTCTTATTATCTATCACGATATTCTTTCTACCTATTTTCAAGGTAATACAAATTGGGCTTTTAAAGACTGCACCAAACGGAGTATCTCTTTTATAGTCCTCACTGATAGCATTAACAAGTTTTTCTATCTGTTCTTTAGGGGATTCTTTTATTTCTATACCCTCCATACATTTACCCCAACTGCAATCATAACAGAAAAGCAATAGATACCAGAACTTTTCAGCGTCTAAGCCCAATACGGCAAGCAATTCTTGAAGTTCGTTATTCTTTATGTATGAATTAAACGAGAATCTACCTTTCAATATTCCTCTGTTGTATCTTCCTTTAAAAGTGTCTGGCGTTTGTGACGGCAATATATATGCCTGTCCTGTTTCTTCATCATAATCAAAATCAGGGAAATATTCTTGTGTCACTGGATATATATACTCTAGCAACTCACATTCTTTTTTTATGTATTTATTGAAAGAAAACCGTTCGATAACAACCATATTTCCCTACATATTATAACCAAAAACTGAAATATCTCTCACTTAAAAAGATTCCGATTCATTCTATGCTAGATACCAAATTCATTAAATAAGGAATTACGTAAAGCGTATAGTTTACTCTCTACTCCTTGTATTACCTTAAAATCAACTTCTCTAGGAACATACTTTTCAATTACCTCAGAAACAGAAACATTTGTATCAAATAAATCATCAGCTATTGTATCAATATCTAAAGTTGATAATATTTCAACAATAGCTTTTCCTCTAATGTAAAGAACAGACTGAACTTTAGATAATTTAGTAATATCTTTGTCCTTACTTAGGTTTGATATTAAAAATCGCACTTTCTTTTTAAATTCTTTTACAAACTTCATTTTGAAATTTCCTTCGTTATTTGTTGTAAGTGAATCTCTAATAGCTTGTATTTTGTTTATTGTCCCCTCTTTGACCATAATATCAATATCTGTTGGAAGATATTTACCAACCACTTCAAATACAAAGGCATCAGGGTTAGATAATTCCTCAGCTATAGCATTAATGTCTAGTGTAGACATTACTTTCGCCACTGCTCTTCCTATATTGTATATCTTCAATTTGATTTTGGTCATTTTGGTAATGTCAGCATCTTTACTTAGGGAATTTATTAATGAGTGTACTTCCTTGCTAAATTCTTCTACAAACTTAACTTGAAGATTTTCGTCTTGAGGTATGGACTTTATATCTTCCAAAATAGCTTCATCATTCTCAAATTTAAAGATATAATCATTTCCACTTACCCTTATAGTAAAGGTTTGTTCTTCTGCATTTAGTTTTATGTCTTTATTTTCAAGAATTACAGTATTTAGTTCTGTATTTTTTAGTAGCCCATTTTCATTTATATGTTCTGCAAAAGAAATAGTTCCATTAGGATTTGGAATAATATTGTTATTTTCACCAATAAAATATTTAGGAGTTATTGTCGCAACATCGCTGCTGTTCGTATAAAGTCTCCTTGGCAGACTTGCTAATTTATCACGTACCTTACTTATATATTGAGCATTGAATGATTGGATTCTATCCTCAACAGTTTCGCCATTTAAGTTGAACTTAGTAATGTCTATTGTCTCTAGCATCCTTTTAATTTCATCCTTTTGCAAAGTTACATTATTTTCCACAGAGTTCCTGATTCTTGATATGAACTCTCCTGCATATTGACAAAATTTATCATTATCACAAAATAAATCAACAGTCGTATCTTCCATAACCTAATAATCTGTATAGCACAAAAGTATAAAAAAGCCTGTAATCAATCAAGACTACAGGCTAATATTATTTGGCACTATAAAATATTTTCCATTTACACAAAATTGTGGACAGTGCCTATTATTTACTCTTATAATGATAATCTATTCCAAATAAAGCTCCAACGAAAGTAAGCACCTCACCAAATGCTACCAGAATAGAACTATGTATGATACCTACAGGTACTACACAAAATCCTGCTATCAGTAATCCTATACCTACGACAACCAGTATGCAGGCAATTATTAATTGTATTTGTTGCTGATTCATAAACTCAAATAGACCTGAATGTTCCTGCAAATGTACCATCACTACTGATTTTAAACTCTGCTGCATTATCAATCCACCAACTACACATACCCTTAGTTGAGAAATTATATTTTCTCGCTACTAATTTTAATCGTCTTGGATAATGTCCGATTGAAATGTAGCGTACATCTTGCCCGTTATACATAAACGCATAATTATTTGTACATTCAATCCTTATTAAACCGGGATTTCCCTTAAATATCATTTCAACTTCAAGCCCTATAAATGTATCACTGCAAGGTAATATTATTGTTCTAGGGTCATTATCCTTATTTTTCGTAAAGAAGAAATTCAACCCATCCTTTAAATCAACTTCAAATGCATTTGCAAAATCATAATCATCAATATCTATAGTTTTAAACTCCTTCCTCGTACCATACTTTAAGTTTAGATTACCATTTGTATCCCAGCTAATATTTCCATTTGCCAACTTACCAGAACCATCATCTTTCAATTCCCATTTTCCAGATAAGTTTCTTATTGCACCAGACAGATAAGCATTATTAGAATAAAGTCCATCACCAGACAGTTCACCGAAATCAGTATCAGTAATTCCATCCAGATTACCTATTCTACTGGATATTGTGGAATCTGATTCAGAAGTACAACCTGTACGTATATCAATACAGCCATCATACGGATTCAGCAGGATAGAACTTTGTCTGGCTGCATCACTCGTATTGGCTATCCTTACTAAAGCATCACCTGTTTCTATATTGCCTAATGCTTCTATTACATTACAGGTAATAGTTGTACCATCTACAGTAGTTACCTTTAAGACTATCTTCTTTGAAGATGAATCAAAAGTCTGGCTAAGTAGAATATCGTCTACCCTAAAAACAGAATCACTGACTGTAAGAACCATTACATTATTTTCATTAGAAGTTATACCTGTTACTTGTGCTGAATCGGTGACATATAAAATACCATTCGTTCCCCTTACCTCATTACTCGTAATAGTATAGACATCCAAACCTCCTTTTACTTTCAGATTGTCAAACTCTCCATTCTTGCCAGCGACAGAGTTAAATTTCACATCAGAATCAGTACTTAAATACTGATTTATTGTATCTACATATTCATTCTTATCTTGTTTGTTTTCATTCAAGTATTTACCCATATTGGCAGATAATGCCTTATCTTTACTGGAAGTTTCCAAATCATCAATTACCACAACTTTAGTACCAGCTTCACCTGATACTGTAGACTGTAAAACTGTACTTGAATAACTTCCACCTACATTCTTTAAATACTTGTTCCTGAAATTATGTGGTATATAGTTAGATTTTATTTCCATATTATCGTATTTCGTTCAATTCAACATCACATTTATTATTAATCAAATCGTAGGTGATGGAATTGATTACAAAGTTCTTATTCAAGGTATTCTCTTTCAGGATTGAATTAAGCGATATACCCCTATTCTTTATTGAATTACTGTATCTGAATCGTGGCTTACTATAGTAATTCACATATTTATTAATACAGTGCTCTTCTGCTTTCAGTTTATCCAGTGAAACTGTATCAGTCAATGTATCAACAAAGTAATACTCATCTCCTATCTTAGTAAGAACATAGCTATAGCTGCCTGCGTGTTCATTATAAGTATTGATTCTAAATTCAATATCATCAAAATCATTGACTATATTTTCATCAATTACATTCTCAAACTTCAAGTCTTCATCATACGTTTCATCATTAAAAATATCCTTCACATAATCAGATGTAGTATATTTCAATTTAACATCATTAATATGAAATGAATTACACCTGACAGGTTCTTTATCGGTACGTCTCATAGGAGTAGTTCCAAGTTGATTAGGAGCGTAAAGTTCAAATATCAATTCCCCTAATGTCATTTTATCAGATGGCAATGGAACGGCAACACCATCTTCACTTTCTGCCAGATTCATACGCCACGAAACTGTATTAGTCAATGAATAATCTGTATCAAACACCTTATCCCCTACTTTATTCTTATGTACCAGATAAAAACAGTCTTGCAATTTACATTCATCATAGAACCATTTCTCGACAAATACACGCTCATTACTGCTATTCATATATGAATACACATAATTTCTATCTGCATATCCACCGCTATACTTTTCACGTCCAGAAATAGAATCATATTCCCCTTTAGTAACAAATCGCCAGTAGCCGTATTCATCCAGATACTTATACCAAGTTGCACCTGCCCAAGTATTTGGACCGTTACATATCTTATAATAATTCCTTGCAACTTTATTATGATACTCTTGATAATTAACCCATCCATCACCATCATAGTACATCTTATCACCAATTGCAAGTTTACATTTAAACATCGTATCCGTGAATCCTGTGGAATATTTACCATCATAGTATTGTTCATCAGATGTTACAATACATTCTGCTGCATTCCAATCACCAGACAGCCTATAATTTATATCAATAATGAAAGTTCCACCTTTGACTGCTATAGGTAGCTTATTTTTCAATGACAATTGGACTCCGTCTGTTGTTTTCCATCCCATCAGACCGTAATCACTTATCGTAAAATATGTCTTCCAATTTAAAGAGGAAGGTTCATTTGCAGTCTCATAGTATGCTGCCTTTTGCCAGTAGCTGCCATTTGATGTAGCATTATCTGGAGTTACTTCTTCTATCGGTTCTATTGGTTTGTTAATTTCAAAAAGATATGGCTTATTCCAATCCCAATTATTCTTCGATTTAAAGAAAGCATTCAATAATGTATAATTCTTACCACTAATATCCCTTGTCGATTCATAATACTTATTTGCGTCTGCATTCTGATTTATAATATCATCCTCATCATTCCATTCAGGAATTATAGTATTATTAGAATTTGAATTAGCAACTACCACCACCTTATTATATAGCTCACCAATAGCTATACTGGCATTACTTTCATAAATATTCTGATTAACATTAATAACGGTGTTATCAAGTGCTACCACCGTATTACTATCATCTGACAGGGTATATTTAGTATATGAATTGATATTCTTAATAATATCATAGTCCACGAAGTAAATAGAATCACCATAATAATAGCAAGTCATACCCAGATACCTTGCAATATATTCTAATACGTCTTTACAATTCTCTGGTTCATTTGCTTCATCAAAAAAATTCCTATCAAGGATGGATAAGTTATTTAGTAAATCAGTAGTATCATTTATTTTCTTAGCGTTATGTACATAGACATTCTTTATTAGTTCATTAGTATCAATCTGGCTTATAATATGTTTGATTACCTGATAAAAAGACACTATAGACTGCTTTTCATTTAGATAGGTGTAGTTATAGTTACTAAGAGATGAAAGAATATCATTGAATTGCAAGGATAACAAATTATATTCTTCATTATAATCCGTACTGTAAAGACAGGGGACTGAATAACCACACCACAATAAAGAACCATTCTTTGAAATGGTACAATATATCTGGTTTCCTAATGCTGTGTAGAGATTAGCCAGTACCTTAGTTGTTAAGACATTAATCTGGCAATCTGAACATTTGATTGGTTTGAATACATCATCATCTGATTCATAGTTAATTGAAACTGCATCAGCAGAACAGAGTAATTCAGAAGCTATCAAAGTACCTCCCGAATCCCTGTATATTTCAATATTGATAGTATTCTCATCTATATCCTTAAAAGATGAGTTATATATTAATTGATAGCCCATTTTACCTTAGTCTGTTTGTTCTATTATTGTGTTGTTTTAAAACTCCAACCAGTGCTTTATCTGAAATCTTAAATTCAACTTCACCTGACATAGCACCTCCTTTTACAGATGAACCACCGTCTAACAGATTGAACAGATTGGACTGCTGACTTTTATTCAGAATCATTTCACCACTATTCACCCTAGCCAATATCTTATCACCAAAGAAGGAACTGCCATCAACCACACCACCATTGGCAAATTGTGGCATAGTGGCAAAAGCTGCTATTACAGAAGCTACAGCAGCACCAGCCAACAACCAACCTACTACTGGAGTTTGTGTGGCACTGGCTACGGCATTTCCTATAGATTCCGCTTTCTTTGCAGCAATAAGAGCTTCTATAGCAGGAATAGCAGCACCTATAGCTGTCATTAAATTAGCACTCCAAGTTAACCAAGCAGAAGCACCTTCATTTGTCATTTGGGATATAGAACCCATAACAGTAGCAATAGCACCTAATGATGTTGCATAATCATTATTGACTTTTACATCTTCTTCTGTTACTAATGGAGTAGTTAGTTTACCAATATCCTTTGAATCAAATCCTTTAACGGATGGAATACCAGCAGGTTTTAAATCTCCCTGCTCCCTACTGTTATATTTAGCAGTAATATTCAGAACTATTTTTTTCTGTTCCAGTTCCTGTATCAGTTTTAGTGCAGATACTCTGGCATCGTCTGTAATGGCAGCAGCATACTTCTTTCTGGCTTCCGTTATCAGCTTATCCAATTCAGCAACAGAACCAGCAGGAATTACTTCTTCTGTTTTTATCTTATTATTTCCTCCAGCAGGTTTAAGGCTATTCTGTAGTTCCAATGTGCGTTTATCAAAATCATACATACGTTTTTTCAAATCATAAGCATATTCATAGTTTTTAATCATTTCACCTCTATTGGCATCATTATCCTGATTCAAGAAATTCTGCTTTTCAAGTTCTGAATTTTGTTGTTTGAACAGTTCCATTTGTTGCTTAATAGAAGACAGTTTTTCCCTCATCTGTTTTTTGGTTTCACCTGTCCATTCATTAGTATCACCTCTGGTAGAATTAATCCTGCCTTGTATTTGGTTTATTTCCTTTTCGTATGCCTTTAACTGGTCTTGATACTCCGTTAATGCCTTTTTCTCATTTCTAGATGAAAAATCATTATTATTGATTGATATATATTTATGTATATCATTAATATTAAAGTCTTTTCGTCCTGTTCTAATATTCAATGATTGAATAAGTTCTTCTTCTGCACCTCCCAAGACATCAGTAACATCTATTTTAAAATCGTCTTTCAACTTTTGCAAGTCTTTAAATGCCTTTTCCCGTTCCTGCTTGCTTTTGGTAGTATCTCTGATTATAGATTCATATTTCGTAAACTCCGTTTCAAAGACTTTAGTATTGAATCCCATTGATAACTTAGCATCAGTCAACGAATCACGCAAAGCAGAAAGTTCTTTCAAATTCCTTATTGTAGAAAGAACACCGTTATTAAATGCTTCAAAACTGCCAGTAGACATAGACTGAAAGAATAAATCTACAGTTCCTTTACAGGAATTTAATGTATTGTCCCATTCATCATTAGTAGCCTGTGAGCTTCTTATTATCTTCATAAAAGCGTCACTGGCAGTAGTCGCAATTCCAATACCAGCAGCAAACTTTCCTATAGTACCTACTATATTGCCTGTTATCTGTTGAAACTCCTGTACCTGCCTGCTGCTCTTAACTATGTTATTATTAAAACCAGATGAATCAAGTAATAGTCTGGTTACTAAATCAGCCATATATATTTAGTTTTGTGTGTTTATAAATTGATTAGCTTTAGCCTGTAGTCTGGCTATATCATCCTTACTGATAGAAGTATCTTTTTCTTTGGCTTCATCCCAATCAAACTTCATAATATCAGTAGGTGATAATTGCTTGGTACTGTTAGTTTGAGCTATGATATAACTTATCATTCTAGCCTGTTCCCAGCTTGTTTTATTCTTATATTGCAGATTCTCCAAGACTGCCTTCACCTCATACATTTGCATACTGTCCAGAAAATAATCAGGTGCTATACCTGCTTCCAGAACTATCAAAGCATACAATTCGCTAATCGTTACTTTTTTTTTGAATCTACAGTATCACTTATGAATGCAGACTGCTTTTCCATCTCCTTAGAAAGAAAATCCTGTAGCTGAATAACTAAGGCTGGTTCATCATCGCATTCATTAATAAAGTCCTCGAATGTCATTTGCAAATCTGGATTATTGGCTACCAACAGACTATAATAAAACAGGTAGTAATCCGTCAGATTCTCCAATCTGAATATCTTGCCTGTTATCTGTTCAAATACGAACATAGCCCTGATAGTATATCGTATATTATATGCAGTACCTTTAATTTGAATTTCCATAGTATATAAATAAAAAAGGGGAAACTGTAACAGCTTCCCCAGTGAATATATTACGCTACTTTAGGTGATAAAGCCCCTGTTCCTTCCAGAGTAACAGAGTAAGTAGCATTATCATTATCTGGAGCATTAGCAGTAATACTGGTTATAACCACTTTACCAGTATAACCACCGCCAGCAGTCCAGCCATCAGCAGGCATACCAGTATCACTGTCTGCATTAGTGCATACAGCAAAAGCCACAGTTAATTCTTCCCTGCTTATCCAGCTATTTACTAAAGCATTAAAATCTTCTACGCTATATAAATTATCAGTCGTAAGTGACCAGCTTAATTTGCTGACTGCTTTACTAGTCCACTTACCACCGTCTTTTGATGAAGTTTCCAAAGTGTTTCCTGTTAAGGAAAGCTGGCAACTGGTTGAAAATGCCAATGCTTTATAAGCAGTACCAGCACCAGTTGTATCTTTAAAAATCATCAGGTCATTACCTCTAAGTATTTTGTTTGCCATTTGTGTTTATGTCGAATGTTTAATTCTGAATGAATGTATCTTCTATGTATTCTTCATCTGCGCTAATCATCCTTATGTCATTTATTTCTATTCCTGAAAAGTTACCCCTCCTACCTTCTAAAGCATCTCTTACATAGTCTGCCAGTTCAATGGTATCTATGTAATCTTTAGAAGCTATAACTATATCAACCATAACAGATTCATTAACTGCATAACTGCCTTTCGTATAGTTTGGTGTGATATTGGTTCTTTTATAAATGATAAAAGGAAAAGTGGTGGATTCTTCAACTATCAAAGGATATATCTTAGAACCTACCTTTTCTTTTATCCTACTATCTTTACTTAATAAGTGGTAGATAGCTTTTCCTATTTGTAAGCTCATTTTTTATTAGCAATCCTCGTTATTGATTCTTCAACCATTTGATTTATATTATCGAAGATGGCACGTTCCGTTTTATCTTTAGCAGTTTTAAAGAAATGTGCAGCCTTCATCCTCCCCCTGTTAGCTCCGTTTTTCCTAAGCTGTCTGGTAGTTGTTCCAAGTTCAAAGAACTTTAATCTAAAGTCCCCCATTATATGAACCTTCGCTTCTGTAGCTTTCTTATCAACCTTTAGTTTTATTCCACTGCCTAAAGTTTTGCCGTTCCATCTATTCTTATGATTTATTGCTTTACCTACTACGCTTCTTAGTTGTGACTTCGTTTCCTTTTGCAGTATTCTTCCAGCTTTCCTTAGTGCATTCTTATACACATTCTTTTGCTGTCTGCTATTAAGTTCACTAAACATTTTTAGTACCTGTGAAACGTCTACAGTTACACCATTATTCATTAATAAGCTCTCCTATGATTTCTGTAGATTGTTTTGTCCTGTTTGAATTGATAGCCAGTATCCTATACTTCTTACCTTGATAGATAATTCTCATTTGCTCGTTTACCTTATGATAGTACCTGATTGTGAAAGTCAGTGTATAAGAAGTAAATATTTCATTATTCTGGTTAACCCTGTTACCTGAATTAAACTTAATGTTGGCTCTGGTTTGCAGATAGTCCACCCATTCCATAGAAGTAGCTCCAAACTCATTTTTAATCGGTACTGATTCCTGTAGTAGTATCGTTTCTGTCAGTATCCCTGCCCTCATAATATTTAATATTAATAGCCATATTGTAATCCTGTTTCACCGCTTGTTTTTACTGCACTGCATAATTCAGGATTCCAGCCAGGATAAAGAACCGTAGTTATAAATTTCTCTTGTCCAGCAGGTCTAATTTCTACAGTTACTTCATTATCATTGGTATTTTTAATGAGAAAATAAAATTCGGGCGTGAATACATCCTCTGTAATATCATCCATTCTACTAACCTGCGTAGATGTTGCCCTACCGTCTCTATTATGTATATAATCAATCATACTTCTTTGTAGTTTTTATAAAGTGAAATTAGATAGTCAAATGTATATGGCACTTTATTAACGGATGAATAAGATACTGGCTCACGATTGGCATATAGATTACCAATCAGCAGCAGAATAGCGTGAATAACAGCAGGTGGGGTAAATTCCCCATCCACTGCCAATTCATCCAGTTTCAGATTCAAATTGCGTGCTACTGCATCCTCTGCAACATCAATCAGTCCAAGTATATATAAATCATCATCCTTGAAAGAATCATCCAAAAGAAGGTGCTTCTTAGCTTCTTCCAGTTTGACGTACATATTATTTTAAGATAGCTTTTTGGAAAGAACCTGTTCTTCTTGGTTTTGCATCAAAATACGCATTGATAACCAATCTAACTTTACCGTTAGCTGCTTGTGTGTACGGGTCTACTGTTAAGTCAATCCCACCCCATTGTCCAATAACAAAATCTTCAAAGTGTCCCATTACAACACCCTTACTGGTAACATTGGATGTACAATATACTGGATAACCGTTCACTTCATTTTCTTCCATCAGACAACCAGCACAACCGACACAAGTATGTACACCACCGTCAGTTACATTGTAAAGAGCGTCTTTAGCAGTCGTTTTCAAAATACCTTTTGCAGATGGCGATACAATGAAACATTTGTTTCCTGCTACATTAGCTTCTTCCAGTGCAGTTTCCATATCAACCAATCTCTTATAAGTAATATCCTTTGTTTCAGGAGTAACGCCATTAAAGATACCGGCAGGCATAGTAGCAGAACCAGCAGCACTACCCAAGATTGTAGCTTCCAGTTTGTCTGATATAGCATTTACAATATCACGTTTAAGCATCTCTTCTGCACTGGCAGAATCCTGAATCAGGAATTGTTTGGAAACGTCTACATAAGCGGTTAGTCTCTTTGGTTCTAAGTTTACTTCACTGAAATCACCTGCACCGTCTGTAGCAGCAGATACTTCACCAGCCCAGCTAACATTACTTCCAGAATAAGCAGGAATAGAAACATTACCTACCAGTCCAGACAGATAACTTGCGCCAGCCTTAACCATTACTAAATTAGCTCTCAATGGTTCTAACAGAGCCAGTTTATCTTCTGCTACGGTTTCCTGTCCAGCACCTTCTACAGTCGCTTGTATATCACCTCTTTCTTCAATCGGCAATACGATTTGTCCAGAATAGTTCTGTCCTGATTTTCTAAATTCTGCAATACCAGCAGATACAACTTCCTGCGCTCTTTCGTCCAGTTGTCTGCTATTGGCTACGTCATTAATAGCCTTTAAAAGTGAAAACTTCTCTTTTTTCATAGATGTATTATTTGTGTTTGTTAGTTTTGTCTCGCTTGCAATCTTTCTTATTTCATTATCTATGTCTTTCAGTTCATCAGCAATAGAATTAAATTCAGCGTGTTCACCTTCATTCAACCGTCTGGTTTCCTTTTCTGCTTTGGAAACTATTTCCTCTGCCCGTTGCTTTAACTGTTCTTTTTTGTCTAACAGTTCTAAAGTGTTCATTATTGTAGTTTGTGTCTTAGCTCCATATAGTAATCAGTCAAATCTTCTTTATCGAATGATTCCAGCTTTCTAAGTGCTACACTCGTATCAGGATACGCTTCTTTATAGACAGGTGATACATCAAACAGTTCTTTGAACTTATTGATAGTCCTGATATAAGAACCATTATCCTTCTTTGTCCAAGTATCAGAATCAATGGTAAAAGCAAAAGATGAAGTAGTAATATCACCTCTCTTTAAACCTTCCAGCAATTCATCTCCTAGATTTGTACAAGGTGCTTCAAAGCTATATTTAAGACCTGTAGAATCAACTTCCAGTTTCAAACTGCCTGCACCGTATTTGGAGCGTGCCAGAATACCCCTGTCCTCATTATGATTCAGCAGGCATAAAATATCTGACTGTTGTAGCACTCCTTCCAGTGCCATAGGTTCTATAACTTCTGTAAACCCGCCTAAATCTCTAGATTCAGAATTGAATACTATTGCATAACCCTCAACAATTCTGGAATCTTCGTTTCTTTTTTCAATTTTACAATTTCGTGTTTCTTTCATAGTATCGTAGTAATCCCTTATACATATATTACCTTTACTCTAGTATCTCCCAGACAGGGATTATCAGAGCAGTAAACAATATATTGTTCGTTATATCCTGATTCATTGGTGTAATAGAACTTGGCTACTTCTCTGAATCCTCCTTCAAATCCACCTACACTGAATACGGCTTCTCCATAATGTGAAGGATAAGCAAAACATATATATTCATCCTTGCCTGCATTTACTCTGAAATTCATTTCTGTAGCTTGCCGTAGTTCTTTTGTAAGAGATTCAATAAAGTTGGAATCATAAGTAGTAGAAGATGATACACCGTAATATATATTATTCATAAACTTAATATCAATAGTTTTAGATTTGATGGTAGTTCCATCATTTACCTTTAGTGTGAATGATTTATTGCTGTTGAATAGAGTATCAAATGTGAAAGAACTGCCTGTCACAGGTACATCATTAATAAATTGTTCCGTTGCTGGCTGGCTTAACTTCCAAGTCAAAGTAATACTGCTAATGTTAGTTCCTATTTCCTGTACTGGTGCTACATTGCTAGTAAATGAGGTTATATTAATAGCTTCATACAGCAATGAATCCAATGTGTCTTTCACAGTTGTACTGTCATATCCTACATTTTCAGCAAGTAAATCGGAACTTGTTACGAACTTGGAATCATTTATTAAATCAGACGTGAAATTAGGTATTTCACTAGTATCAGCTTTAGCAGCCAGTGCTTCTTCCAGTTCTTTTAGTTCCTTATTAATACCTGTCGAATCAAAATCAGATAAATTAGTAAGCTTGGTTTTATCTTCATTAGTATAATCATTAGTAGATAATCCTTTGCCAGATTCCTTATCAACCTTTTTTGCCAAGTCTACAACATTGGTAAACTGTGCATCATTGGAAAGTTCCGTTGTATATTTGGGGACTTCATCTTTGGAAGCAAAGTTACTATCATTCACTAACTGACTAAGTTTAGTAGGTACACTATTTATATTGACATAATTACAGTCATTTTGCAACTCGCTTACTTTGGTAGGTAAATCATCTCTAGTGATAAATCCCATATCATTTATCAACTGGCTTAGTTTAACCAGTCTTTCCTTTGATTCAGAACAGCAATATTTTAGACCATCCTTATCTGCTACTATGGTATAAGCCCTAATCATTTTATAGCAGTGACTATCATCATTCTTTATAAATGTACAGATAACATTATAGTCTCCCAAAAGCATTTCCTGCTGTTGTTCGGCTGTTACCTCAAACTCAATGCCTTTCACTAAAGTACTGTCATAAAGAACAGTATCCCCTAAATCTTCTTCCCTCTCTTTAAGGACTATATCAACTATTTTGGCATCTGCTACATATTTCTTGGATGGAACTGTAGAATGTTGATACATTACCTTCAAATCAGTAACAGCAGATAAATCTACATAGCCGTTACAGTCCTTTATAGTCCAAGTAAAGCTAAAATCATTCCCCTTGATTATATACCTCATTGTCTTTTTCTGTTTGCTTAGTAACTGCATTATCTAGTGTCTGTACATTCACCTGTACAAATGATTTGTCGCCATTTTCAATAGCTGGCAAATCCAGATTCTTCCTGATTTCATTTGGAGTAATCACACCAATCTGGAACAGCGTATTATAATAACTAGCCAGACTTGCCTTATCTGCTCGAAGAAGAACGGAAGTGTCAAAACGAACATCTATATTATTTCTTTCAGACGGCTTATACAGTTTACGTTCAAATTCCAGTTCTATCTTTTCCAGTAGTGGTGAAAGCGTATCAGTCAAGAAAGCCAGTTGAGTAGCTTCTACTGTACTATAACTGGACTTGGACAAATCAAAAGCCTTGACTGGCGACACACCGAAAAACCTGCAAATATCAATCACATTGAACTGTCTAGTCTCCAATAGTTGTGCATCAGACGGATTTACGGTTATAGGCTGAAAAGTCATATTGCCTTCCATCACAGCTACACCATTGGGAGTACCAGTAATGGAATTAAAAGCACTACTCCAAGCTGTTTTAATGTCCTGCTTCTGTTGTGCCGTCAATGAGGATTCCACTTTAATAATGCCAGCCAGATTAGCACCACCTTTGAAAAATCCTTCTGCGTGCGCTTCTGAATCGGCAGTTAACCCTAGTGTATTTCTGGCGTGTTTTAAAGTACTTATACCTGTAATCCCATCATAACTAAAATTCAGAATATGAATCATATTGATAGCTTCTACCAATTGGTTCATCCCTGTAATGTTATACATCTTTTTTCCGTTTTTAAAAGTGACTGATACTGAATCTGACTTTAGAAATATCAGTTCTTTGGCATCACCTTTTTCATCTCTGTTAATAAGAGCATAGCCATTACCTGTAAGAAGTACGCTGGTAACCAGTGTCTTGATAAAAGTAAATCTGCTCATTTGGTCGTTCGGTTCTCTATTCAACAGCCAGTATGTAGGATGTTTAGTAAATTTAGTCTTAAATCCCTCATCATCTACATAATACGGTTCTAACGGTAACTGTGCAACAGAATCACTTATCACGTCTACACATCTGTAAACGGCAGATAACAGCATAGCTTTTGATTCTGAATATGTAGTAGCTGAATTATAAAATAGAGAATCTGAAAGAAAGTTATAGCTGCGTTCTTCTTGTCTGGCTTCTTTCTTTTTAAATGGATTGAAATTGATATTGAGTTTCATTAAAATGTAAATATTTGGTTTGTGTAGTGTGGTACTTGCAAATACATACCTAAAGCCTGTATCATAGATATAGTTCCATCAATCTTCTTTTTGTCTACTTGTTTGTTAGGTTTGATATTGCCGTTATGGTCTGACTTCAAAGTCACATTTCTAAAGCAATACCTGTTTATTTCATTATTGTCTATTGCTGCCTTCCCAGATAATATAAGCCGTTCCATCTCTCTGGTAGGCTTATTAAAGTTGGCTAATGTCTGTGCGTATTCTTCCAGTGGTAATCCTTTTTCTGTAGCACTTATAGCCCACTGTGTAGCATTATACTTATCATATCCTACAGCCTGTATATTAACTATTTCTGAATATTTAAGCATATCAGTAGTTATGTAATCATAATCAGTAACATTACCAACAGTAACAGTAAGTAAGCCAGCCCTTTTCCATAGCCTATAAAGTTCCTTGTCTGGCTTATCTGTAAGTGCCGATTCTGGAAGGTAATAATGAGTTTTAAAATAGTATTTATCACTATCAACGACTAAATAAGATACAGCTGTTAAATCACTGGTAGCAGCTAAATCCACTCCAACATAACAGGATAAGCCTTTGAATTTTGACAGGTCTACTGCTTGTGTACACTTTATAATACTTTCATCAGACAGCCAGACTGTAGCACTATCACACCATTGGTTAAGTGTCTTGGTACGTACTCCCACTTCATCAGAAGGATTATTAATAGCCTGCTGTACTTGTCCTTTGATGTATTTGCTGGTAACAGTAATATTCAAATTAGGAGCAACTTTCATCCAGTTCTTTTCACTTCTCCAATCATCAGCAGCATCTAAAGAATAGATGGCAATAAACATTTCATCATCTGCTTTCAATTCATTAAGCACTTCTATAGCTACAGTTCTTAATTGGTAACAAGGTAAAGTTTTGTCGAATCCAGCAGTAGTAATAGTACACAGGTGTGGATTCTCACGCATACCCATACTGGATTTTATTACATCCCTTACCTTACTTGTCTTGGCAGCGTGGTATTCATCCAGTAAACCGAAGCTGGCATTAAATCCATCCAGTTTGCTATCATCAGCAGCAAGTACTTTCAATTTACTATTGGTAGCCTTAAACAGAATATCAGCCCTGTAAGCTGTCAAATATTTGCCTTTGGTATCCAGTCCCTTACTAAACTTGGAACACATATCAAAAGCTATCTTTGCCTGTTCCTTACTATTTGCAGCCAGCAGAACTTCTGCACCATCTTCACCATCAGCAATTAGATAATACAAACATAATGCAGCAGCTAAAGCAGTCTTACCTTGCTTTCTAGATACTTCTATATATGAACTGGTGAATCTCCTAGTTCCTGTACCCTTCCAGTAAAATCCCAGTATATTAGCAATAATAAACTGTTGCCAGCCTTCCAGTATGAAGTTACTGCCAGCGTGCTTGCCTGTATAATGTTTCAAAGTGCCAATAAAGCTAATAGCCCTGTCTACTACATCTTCCCTAAACTCCAAATCATCCCTCAATAAATCATTCTGGAATCTCTTACAAGCCAGTTTTATTGTATCGCCTGTTACTATTTCATTATTAAGAACCTTACTTGCATACTCATAGTAAAGTTTCATCATCTAACTTCTTTCTTACCAGTAACAATGAACTGTTCTAATGGTGTGGATTCCTCATCATCCGTTTTATCCATCTTTGGTAATTTGGTACGTGCTTTGGCTGTCAGTCCAAATTCCAACATAACTTTCATAGCTTGTGTTTGTGCATCCTTTGCAACTTTTACCAATGGATGTGGTGCTATATTACCTCTATCACTGGTGACTGTCAAACCGTCTATTTCCAACTGTTTGGATGCCTTGATAAATGTGCTGTAATTTCTTGCCAGCATATCTAAGGCAGCATTATCTATATTCTCTAAAACACCTCTATTTTCAAGCTCTGCAAGTACACCTTGTATGTATTCAGCAGCTTCTTTCTCTATACCTTTGGGAATTGAATATTTCTTCATAGTATTACGTTTTTTATTTTCTAAATAGTAAAGCTAAAAAGGTACTCAATTACACATAAAGAGACTATAACACAATTAATTAAGAATATAATACATTCATTTTGACACCCTATTTTATTTCAGTAAATTTGTATAGAATAAAAAATCAAACACTATGGAAAGAACGTGTAATTATCCGATAGAAATTAAGTTTAAAATAGACCTGAATACAGAACTGCTACTGAATGAACTATGCGATTTATTAAAGAAAGACAGGTCTAAAATATTAAGATTGATAATCGCTGATTTCTTTAACAGGAATCTGGATTTAATAGACAAATATAAAGAGACAGACAACAAGTTAGATAGGGAAAAACTGGTAGAAGCAATACTGAAAGACTTCTATGGATATAACAGGCAAACAATGAATGAATACCTACGATTTAAAAATGAAAAAGACAATCCCAAGTAAAGAAGTATTGGAGCAGTATATATATGACTATGGAATAGATAAAACAGTACAGATATTTCACATATCAGCAGAAGAACTAGATAAAAAGATTAACTGGAAACCACAATACGAACAATACAGCTATAATCCAACAATAGACAAACCACTATCACCACAACATAAGCAAATTATGGCTATCATAGCTAAGCACTACCCAGATTTACTAAAGCAGTGCACCAACTATTATAAAGACACTATTTATATGTCCCAGAATGTAGAAGATTTACTTCATAAAGCTATAATCAAATGTTTGGAAATAGGACTGGATAAAGTAACAGAAGAAGCTGTTCTGGAATTAGTAAAGATACAGTTCTATACAGCCAGAAAATACGCACAACTGCAAAGTTACACTATGAAGAAAAAGATATTTCCACTGGAAATAGCTACGGAAGATGGAGAATATATAATACCTACAGAATACTACAATAATGCCATATTTAAAGAAAGCGAAGAAACAGCATAATCCATCGAATAACAGGATAGAAAGACAGAAGATTTATAATACTGACAGATGGCACAAACTTAGAGCTAGTAAGCTAATGCAGTCACCTTTATGTGAAGTATGCTTATCTAAAGGTGTAATCACTCCTGCGTTTCACATCCATCATATAGATAGCTTTATGAACTATGAAGGAATGAAACGCAAAGAAGTGGCTTATAATCCAGATAATTTAATGTCGATATGTGAACAGTGTCACCAAAAAGCACATAATTAGTATATTAGTCTACATCGTCTTCAAATAAAGAACGACTTATAGAATCCATCAAATCCATAAAAGGAGTTTTATGAGTATATGGAGCTTCACGAAGTTCTACATATTCCTTCTCTCCATTAATAGAAACTTTCTCCTTATTATTAGTATAAACAATGATTTTGCTATTAACAAAACCATCATTATTAGTATTCATCAATCGCCCCTTTATTACATACAATTCAAGTCGTTTTATCGTATTAGACGTGGTTATACTTAATTCATCTAGATAATTATTATATCGTATCGTCAGATTAGTAGGAATAGACTTGTTAACTATAGATGAAAACGTTATATCATTAGCATATAAATCTAAATCCTCACATTCTCCGAAAAAACAACTTTTTA